ATCGAGATCAGAGACGCGCCCGTCTGCGCTCGGCATTTGTTGAGCACGTGCATCGAAGCAGGGTCCTTGAGCGCGACAACTGGACCTGCGGAATCTGCGGAGACCCCATCGACCGTGAGGCGACTGTCCCAGAACCGGAGGCCGCCGTTATCGATCACATCCAGCCACTAGCAGCAGGAGGTGACCATTCCTATGCCAATACTCAAGCAGCCCACTTCCTGTGCAACTCCCTCAAGGGTGCCGATCCCACAGTGTCTTTCAAGATGGTCAGATCTTGACCGGGGGGGGTCCGAGGCCTGCGCGCAGGGAACCGCCGATGGGGGGCATCTCCCCATATGTACGCATCAGAGATTCGCGGTACGGAATGGCACCCCAGCCTAAGCCGCCGGGACAGCGTCGCAGGCGTAACGCAGGTCAGGCGGAGTGGAAGACCCTCCCGGCGGCCGGTCGCAGCCGGTCCGAGATGCCTGAGCTGCCCGGCGAGGATTGGCTTGAGTCAACCATTGAATGGTGGAAGACGATTTGGACCTCCCCGATGGCGACCGCCTGGGAGGATGCTGATGTCGACTCGATCATCCGGCTCGCTCGGATGCGCGATGACTTCCACCGCGGCGAGCTCCCCGTCTCCGCCTTCAGCGCGATGCAGGCCCTTGAGGATCGTTTCGGCCTCTCCCCGAAGTCCCGCCGCGGTCTCCAGTGGGAGATCGGCAAAGGCGAGGTCGTCGACATGCCAAAGCCCAAACGGGAGCGCAAACTTCGCGCCGTCGAGGCTTAAGTGCCCTGGCGAGGGCCAGAGGTCCCTGGGGAATACCCCAGCCTCGGCTATCAGGTCGCGGACTGGATCGAGGAACGCTGCGCGATCCCAGATCGTGAGTACGTAGGCAACCCATTCCTCCTCACCGACGAGCAGCTCCGATTCCTCCTGAACTTCTATCGGCTGGTCCCTGAGACTGGCGCCTTCCAGTACCACCGTGGTGGGCAGCTCGTCCGCCCCCAGAAGTGGGGGAAGGGACCGTTCTCTGCGGCGATCATTTGCGCCGAGGCGCAGGGGCCAGTCCTCTTCGATGGGTGGGATGCCAACGGCGAGGCGGTCGGTAAGCCATGGGCGACACCGCTGATTCAGGTGACGGCGGTATCTGAAGACCAAACCGACAACGTCTACTCGGCGCTGCTCCCGATGATTGAGTTGGGGGCGCTGCATGGCGAAGTTGAGGACACCGGCCTCGGACGGATCAACCTTCCGGGTGGCGGCGCGATCAAGCCGGTCACGGCTTCCGCGGTTTCAAGGCTTGGCCAGCGCATCACCTTCTCCAACCAGGACCAGACTGAGAGTTGGGTCAAGAGCAACGGCGGCCGCAAGCTGGCGGACAATCAGCGCCGCGGCCTCGCCGGGACGGGGGGCCGCTGGCTCTCGACACCAAACGCTTGGGATCCGACCGAAGAATCGGTTGCGCAATACACGGCGGAGCACGAGATCGATGGGGTCCACCACGACGACGTCGAACCGCCCGAGACGCTGTCGGTCCGCAACAAAGCTGAGTGTCGGCGTGCACTGCGCATCGTCTATGGAGACTCGGTTACCGGCAAGCGAAGCGACCCAGGGAAGATCGAGCCTTGGATCAATCTGGATCGGATAGAGGCGGAGATCAAGGCCCTGCTCCCTCGCGACCCGGCCCAGGCCGAGCGCTGGTTCCTAAACCGAAAGCACGCCGCTGAGGCAAAGGCGTTCTCGGGCGAGAAGTGGGATGACCTTGCAAAGCCCGGCTACGAGGCAGAGCCAGGCGCTCTGATTGTTCTTGGCGCCGATGGCGCGCGCTTTGAGGATGCCATTGCCGTTATCGCGACCGAGGTCGAGTCTGGCTTCCAGTGGGTGGTCAAGCTCCTTGAACGGCCCGAGAATGCGGCCGAGGATTACGAACACGACTTGGATGCGGTCGACGGTGCTGTCATCGATGTTTGGGAGCGCTTCGACGTCTGGCGGGCCTACGTGGATGAGGGATCAGCCACCGGGAACATCTCACCGCTGGTCGAGAAGTGGCAGGGCCGCTGGGGCGACAAAAAGGTCATCTCCTGGCATATGAATCGTCCCCGGCAGACCGCCTTCGCTGTCTCGAGCTATACGGCAGCGATCAACACGGGAGAGGTCACCAACGACGGTGACCGGGACTTTGCTCGCCACGTCAAGAACGCAGTGCGTTGGTCCGTCAATGTCAACGACGACGAGGGCCGCAAGCTCCACGTCATAGGCAAGGACCGGCCGGGTTCGCCGCACAAGATGGACGCAGCGGCCGCTGGAGTTCTGAGCTGGGAGGCGCGTGGCGATGCCATTGCTGCTGGGGCCGAAAACGAGCCCGTATCCACCGTCTACATCGCCGGCATGTAAGGAGGCCTCGTGGCTGATCGCACTTCTACACCTAACCGAAGTCCGGAAAGCCGCGAGCAGCGACGTGCTTATGGCCGAGCCTATATTGCGCGCCCCGAGGTCAAGGAGATTCGGCGCGCCCGGAACAGGACCGAGGACAGTCGTGCGGCAGGCAGAGAGCGCAGGCACCAGGCGCGACTGAGCAACCCCGAGGCTGAGCGCGACGCAAAGCTCCGCCACCGCTATGGGATCACGCTCGAGGCGTACGAGCAGATGCTCGAAGCCCAGGGCGGAGTGTGCGCAGTGTGCGAACAGTTGCCCGAGCAAGGACGCCGCCTATCCGTTGACCATGACCATTCGAGCGGTGCGATCCGTGGGCTCTTGTGCCATCTGTGCAATTCCGGGCTAGGGCACCTGAAGGACGACCTTGCGACGGTGGAGCGCCTCGTCCTCTACCTTAAAAGCGCTCATGGCGGATAGAACTCCGGCTGCATGGCTGGAGCTTCTTGAGCACCGCCTGCACGAGCGATGGAATCGCTGGAAGATCTACGACGACTATTACGAGGGCGACCATCGACTCTCGTCCTGGCTCGCGATGGTGCAGTCGGCCTTTCGGGGCACGGTCCTCGGCAATCTCCTCTCCGACCTCAAGGACAACTACATGCCGCTGGTGGTCGACTCGTCCGCCGAGCGCTTGCGTGTTCAGGGGTTCCGATTCGGCAAGGAATCCGAGGCCGACGAGGACGCTTGGGAGATCTGGCAGGCCAATGGCCTGGACGCTCAGGCGAACATGGTCCACACCGAGTCGATCAAGCTGGGGGAGTCCTACTGGCTGGTCGAGCCGCAGGGCCAGGGCAAGACCCCAGTCATCACCTGTGAGCACCCCTCCCAGGTCATCGTTGCTACTGCGCCAGGCAACCGACGCAACCGTCTCGCCGCCCTAAAGAAGTGGGTCGACGATGATGGCTATGTCTACGCCAATCTTTATCTGCCGGACTACGTCTACAAGGTCAAATCCCAGCAGAAGCTCTCGCACTATGGCGGTGTGAGTGGCGGGCGAATCAATTGGCAGTCGATCGAGACCGTGCCGAACTCTCTCGGCTTGGTGCCGGCCGTGCCCATGCCAAACAACCCCTCAATGCTTCGCGGTGGAAAATCCGATCTCGCCGGCGGGCCGGTCAGCCTGCAGGACGCGATCGAGAAGACGGTTGTCGATCTCCTCATCGGTGCCGAGTACCACGGACTCCCCCAGCGGGTGATGCTCGGCGTTGAGCCGCCGCGAGATCCGACTACAGGGAAAGTCATCGCTGACGCCGAGATGCAGAAGCAGCGCCTCTGGTACTTCAACAGCAAAGACGCCAAGGCGCATGAGTTCTCACAGGCCGACCTCAAGGGACTTCGCGAGTCAGCCGACGGTTTTATCGGCGATCTCGCCGCGCAGACCCGCATCCCGATCTACTACTTCCGCCCTGCGGCGATCTCCAACATCTCCGCCGAGGCCCTTATCGGACTCGACGCCGGCTTGGTCAAAAAGTCCGACGACAAGAAAGACCCGTTTGGTGAGGGGCACGAGGACATGGTCCGGATGTCGTTCAAGGCGATGGGCGATGAGACCAAGGCAAATGCAGTCATGGCCGAGACGATCTGGGCCGACACGGAGAGCCGCTCCCAGGCACAAGTGGTCGACGCTGCCAGCAAGAAAAGGGACCTCGGTGTCCCCTTCGAGCAGATCATGGAGGACATCGGCTACTCGCCCCAGCAGATCGATCGCATGGTGCAGCAGCGCGAGACCGACGCGCTCCTGGCTGTCGCGACCCTGACAGAGGAGCGCAATGCCACGGAATCGCCTCAGCCAGGGCCTGACGAGCGCCTACCGACAGCGGCTTGACGTCTTCCGAGTCCATCTTGAGCGTTCAGCGGTAGCTCGCTGGCCGACGCTCGACGGGCTGGGAGGTTCAGACTGGGTTGAGCGAACAGCGGCGGAAGTCCAGCAGGCACAGGTTGGGGCTCTTCGCGCGACCGCTGGCTATCTGACGGCCTTCCTCTCGTCCGAGGTCGGGCGCCGGGTTTCAGGTCCGCCGATTGAAAGCGCCGCATACGCCGGTCTGAGCGCCGACGGGAAGACACTTGTGGAGAGCCTGCAGAGTCCAATAATCGGCATCAGGGCCAAGCTGAAGGAAGGCGCTTCTCCTGCCGATGCTCTCGCGTTCGGTCTTGATCGGGCTAAGCGCCAGGTCGGCATGGACTTCGATGCGGCCCATCGCAGGGCCTTGCTCGAGACCATCGATGCCGACGAGCGCTTCGAAGGCCAGCAGCGAGTGACTAGTGGCACCTGTGGTGCATGCCTAGCTCTCTCCGGTACCCCGACTACCGCAGTGCATCCGGGCTGTAAGTGCGTGAGTCAGCCTCGTGTCTCAGGTGTTCACGACCTCTTTCCAGTTCCGACCGGCACGGAACTCTTCGAGACTAAGAACGAAGCCGAGCAGGACGAAGCGCTTGGGCCGAAGGCAGCCGCCCTAGTGCGCGCTGGCCTCATCGAACTTCAAGACCTAGTTGAGCACGAAGAGCTCAACTCCGACCAGCCCGGGTTCATCACCCAGAAGCCGGTCGAGCGACTCCTAGCCACCAAATAACGGCCTTCGGGCCGGTCTACTCCACAAGGAGGCAAATATGGCTGACGAGCCTAAAAACACGGATGCGCCGGAGGCCAAAGAGGCCGAGGGCAAAAAAGAGGAGCCAGCGGCTTCCTCCCAGCAAGAGAAGACGTTCACCCAGGCAGAGTTGGACCGAGTGGTTTCCGACCGTCTGGATCGTGAGCGGAAGAAATACCCGGACTACAACGATCTCAAAACGAAGGCGTCGCAGTTCGACGAGCTGCAGGAAGAGAACCAGTCGGAGATGGAGAAACTGACCGGGAAGGTCACCTCCCTCGCCGACGAGAACAAGTCGACCAAGGCCGAGAACCTCCGCTTGCGGGTGGCGCTCAGTAAAGGTCTAACCGGAGACAAAGCGGATCTCGCCGATCGTCTTCGCGGCAGCACGCAAGAGGAGCTGGAGGCCGACGCCGACAAGCTGCTCTCGCACCTTGCTCCGCCCGAGCCCAAGAAAGAGGCAGAGGGGGAGAAGAAAGAAGAGGAGAAACCACCTCCTAGCTTCGATGGTGGCGCCCGTGAGGCGGCACCGGAGGCACAGGACCCCGCGACGGCCCACAACAAACTGGTTGTGGATCTCTTCGGCGGGCAGCGCAGCACAACTACCTAATCGCCCCACGCCTCACTGAGTAAGTACTCGGTCAGCCACCGAGCAGCGGGCTTTCATACGAGAGGAGTTGGTCTTTGTGGCCAACGCTATCCCGCTGTCCGGCTTGACGAGTGCTGCCGGCGGCGTACTACTGCCCCCGGAGCAGGGAGAGATCCTTGCCAATGGGGTGCTTCAGAAGACTGCGGCCTTCGAGGTCGCAGGCGACGTTAAAGCGACCAGCTCTCGCCGCACTGAGTTCCCGATCTGGAAAGGGGAACCGACTGCCGGCTTCGTAGGGGAGGGTGGAGTCAAGCCCGTCACCGGCGCTGAGTTCGGCGCTGGCACCCTGAACGTCAAGAAGATCGCCTCGATCGTGCTTTTCACGGACGAGCAAATCGAAGACGTCCAGAACGGCGACCTGAACATCCTGGTTGACTCTGGGGTCCGCAAAGCGATTGCTCGTGTGGCGGATGCTCACGCGATCGGCCGCGATAAAGGTTCGGCTGTCTCGGGCTCCTTCGACACGGAGCTTGCCGATACGACCTCCACGGTCGAGCTGGACCTCTCCAAGCAGGACGGGCTCGCCCTGGCCGTCTCTGCCGCAATGGGGACGCTCGAGGCCAACGGGTACGACGATCCGGCCGAGATGTCGGTAATCCTGGCGGCTGACGCTGCTCGGCACGTCCGTGATGCACGTCAGACCTCTGGCGGCACGGCATCGGCTACGGCCCAGGCCTCGGCTCTGTACCAGTCGAACATCGACCCGCTCTACAACCTCGATCGTGCGTTCTCCACGAACCTCAACAAAATCGGGGAGACGGCGGGCGCGGGCAAGGTCGTGGGCCTGGTCGTCTACAAGCCCAACCTCCACGTCCGAGTTCGCAAGGACATCGAAATCTCGGTGTCTCGCGAGGCTTCGGTCCAGGTGGAAGGCGAGGAAAAACCGCGCAACCTCTGGCAGGAGAACCTGACCGGTCTGCGCTACGAGATGCGGATCGGCTGGATGGCTCACGACCTCAGCCGAGCCGTGGTCGCGATCACCAACGCCTCTTAGTCATGGCCAAGGTGAAACAGGAGCAAACCGGAGAGAAGCACTTCTCGGAGGCCGCCAAGGTCTTTGAGGAGACCTCTGACGACTCTCGTTTCTCGACCACCTCAGTCGCCGTTCCCGCCCAAAACGGAAACGGCGCACTGTCGGTCGAGGTTCGAGGCGTGCCGACGAAGGAGTAGCGCAAATGGGGAACCGGGTCTCAGCATCGGCGTCCGAGGGCATCGGACTATCCATCCCGGAGCGTCGATCTGACTGTACGGGCCAGCATCCGAGCTGGTACCCGTTTCAAAACCAGGTCGACGCCTGTGAGGGCGATGCACCCGACCCGGTTCCCCTGACCGCACGGCACCTGAGTATTGGCCCACCGAAATCAGGTCCGGCCGTATGACTCAGGCCGAAGCGGAAGACAAGCTGATCCTCATGGTCCTGGCCGAAGAGGACCCGGCCCTTTCAGATGAGCAGGTCGAAAGCCTCGTCGAACTGGCCCGTAGGCCCGACGCTGAAGGGCTCACGGCCCTCGAGGAGGGGTGGACCCCCACCTGGGATCTGAACTTCGCAGCGGCGGAGGGGTGGCGACGCAAGGCCGGGATCGCAGCGACCCGCTTCAACTTCAGCGAGGACGGTCAGACCTTTCAGCGCGCCCAGATCTACGCGCACTGCATTGCCCAGGCCGAGGCCTATGCCAGTAAGGGCATGGGCGCGATCCCGGTTCAGGGCGAGTCCTCCTAACAACTTCCGGGCCTTCGGGCCTGACTCGTAGGGCGTCGGTTCGGTGGCTGGCCGTTCGCCCTGCGTCTGCACAGCCATCACAGCCACGAAGGAAGGAGCCACCATGAGTGAGTCAATTCGCTTCATTCGAAGTGACTTCAGCGACTGCGCCACCATCTACGAGGAAGCGCCCGAATCTCGGTTTCGCCGATTGATGGTCTGGCTAGGAGTCAAAGACAGACTCGACCCTTGGCCAATTAGCCTCTTCACCCGAAACGAAGGTGCGTGGCGCTTTGAGACTGAGGACGGCCGTGTGGCACTCGTGCCCCTGTCGATGGAGGTCGTGGAGAGTGAGTTCGACCGTGGCCAGGCAGCGGCGCGTCGGCTTGCCGTGCGGCAGCTCGAAGGCGCGGCCAGATGATCGAGTTCACGCGCATCATCACGCGGCACGGCACCAACTACATCGTCCAGGGTGATGTCGAGGGAATTCTCAAGAAGTGGTGCGAATGCGTTGAGCAGAATGGCACCGGCCTCAGCGTCATGGTTGAACCGGGACTTGAGCTATTCCCGGCGTCCCAGATGTATCTCAAACTGGACGCAATCGAGAGCATCCAGGCGCTGACCCCAGAGGCATGGGCATGGCAGAAGCAGGTCGAAGAAGCGCATCACGCTCAGCAGTTCGACACCTCTCAGGCCGTGGCTGCTGAGTCGATCAAACGGATGGCGGATGCCTTGGAGCGTTCGGCTGATGAATGATCATCCCAAGCTCCTCTGGCACTCGAACGCGCCGTTCAGCCCGACCGGATACGGCGCTCAGACTGGCCTCATCACGCCGCTGTTGACCGAGGCCTACGACGTCGCGATTAGTTCCTTCTATGGCCTGAATGGCGCCCGCCTACGCTACGGGGACATCACCATCTACCCGGGCTTTGAGGGCGATTACGGCGATCGCACGCTACCGATGCACGCCGAGCGGTTTTTCGGTGAGCTGCGTGGTGGCCTGGTTGTCACGCTGCTAGACGTTTGGGTGCTCAGTCCGCATCGGATGCGTCATCTCGACATGGCCTGCTGGGTTCCGGTTGACCATGAGCCGGCACCGCCGATGGTGCGCCGCTTTTTTGCTGAGTCGGGAGCTATCCCGCTGGCGATGTCGAAGTTCGGGATGAAGCAACTCGCTGACTTCGATCCGATCTACGTCCCCCACGCGGTCGACACGTCGATCTACAAGGCAGCAGATCGCGATGAGGCGAGGGGGTTCACGAAGCTTCCAAAGGACGCCTTCATCGTCGGGATGGTTGCGGCGAACAAGGGCAATCCCTCGCGCAAGGCGTTCGCAGAGTCCCTGCTGGCGTTCAAGCGCTTCCACGACACGCACCCAACGGCCCGGCTCTACCTCCATGCGGAGCTGAGCGGTGCCGTCGATGGCGTCCAGCTACC